CGTCGTTTTCTGTGCTTCCGTCCGGGTCAATCTCAAATTCTCCCGTTAGCTTCTGTTTGTTCAATTCAAGTTGCTTTTCTGCAAGCTGCAAGCGTCTGTCCTCTAACTCATACGCCTTGATACTGTCCAGCTGCTTGATGATACGCCCATGTAGCTTGTTTAGTTCAGCTTCCACTTTCATTGCTCTATCAAACGGGCTTGACTTGATAATAGATTTCATTGCTGTTTTGTATATCTCTTTGCCGCCCTCTGGGTCTGTCGCTTGCCCCTGCTCCATGCCGCAGTCCTCTTCTTCCCTGCGTTCTTCCATGCTCTTTGGCACAATCATGTGTACTATTTTATCAGTATAAAAGCCGCCTGCTTCTTTGCTCTCGTACTCTTTCAGTAGGCTTTCCAGATAGGCTTTGCGGACGTATAATGCCTGCAATTCCTCCATCATTTGAGATAGTGCGGACGGTGTGCCCATGTTCTGTATTGCTGCCGCCTGCTCCGGGTCTATGTCTTCATACCCTGCCTGTGCAAACGCTCCATGTGTGACAGCGTTTTTGTTACCTTTTTTTGCTGGGGTTTTTCCGGCAGCATTTTTGTTGCCTTTTTGCCCCCCTCTTTTTTTCGGCTTGTTTTTCAGTGCTTCGTCCCAGCTGTCTTCTGACTTCCATTTTCTTATCCGCACTTCTGGCACCCCTGCCAGCTTTGCCAGTTCTGCTGTTTCAATCTTGCCGTCTGCGTCCAGATAGCGTTGCATTGACTTGTCCCGCTCTGGGTTCCGTGGTCTTCCCATCTTCTCACCTCTTTTCGTTTGTTTTCATTCTTTCCAACTCTTCCGGTTTACGGAAGTATAAAAAATTATGGGCTTTGTAATTTCAAAAAATCACCAAAGCCCACTATTGCCAACGTGCAAATATAACGGCGTAAAGCCTGCTTTGCTGATATAAATTATACCAGTGAAACGCAGGCAATGGCGGGCAATGATTGCTTATGCAATCTTCTTGAATTGTGAAATTATCTGGTTCTTTTCAAACCTCTGTGACAGCGTAGCAAGTGCGTTATCTCTAATGTTCTTGCACTGCCGTTCACTGTATGAATTGCGTACCGCTACTTGTTCCCATTTGAGGTTGTGAATGTAAAAATCGAAAATAATACGCTTTTCTTTCAGTTTCAGTCTTGAAATCTCCTGCAAAAGCTGTGCTTTCAAACTCTGTAACTGCTGCACCTTTGCTTCATAGTCTTTGATTTCTCCGCTGACAAAATCTGGAATGTTCAGCGCCATATTTTCTGTTTGTCGTGATATATTGTTTTTTCCTTTTGGTAGACCGTCGCACTGTATAGCGCCAATGGGGTTGTAGTATTGGTCCGTCAAGTCATTTATAATCTTTCTGTATATGCTCACCTCCCCGTCTATGTCTTTGTAATATTCCAGCAATTCAATTACCTTGCTTCTTTCCATTGCCTGCGCCATTTGCTGTTCCTCCATTTCATTTATTGCCAGTCTTTCCCGGCTGTCAGCCTTGCACGTCAACTTTCTGTTTACCTGCTGCCTGCTGCCGCTCTTTGTAGCCCGTACACTTAATGTATCTTTCCGGCTTTTCCCCGCTTTCGTAATATTCGCAAGACTTGCATACGTTTTCTTGCGTCATTTCCTTTTCCTCCGTGATATGTACCCTGCGCACTCCGGCTGTCCCCTTAATAACTGCATGGAACACGCCCCGCCGCACTCATAAGCCTTTGTGATATGCTTTGCACACTTTGTATTTGCACACTGATTGCGGCAAAATACGGGCATATTGTCTGTATTAAGCATTATTATTGGTCTTTCCATCTGCTGCACCTCCGTTTCTTCTCACAAACTGAAAGCACCACGCTTCATCACGTATGGTTTTTATTGTTCCGTCTTCGTCAATGTATACTGCGTCAATAAACTTCGGCTTTGGTGGTTCCCCCTCTTCTAACGGTCCTGCAAAATCAATCATAATTTGCAATACGCTGTATACTCTTTCGTTGATAATCATTCTATAATCTGTCATGTTTATTGGCATTTTCCGCACCTCCTATGCTGTTTCATGCAAAATTATCTTTCTGAACATACTTTCAAATATCGGAACTGCAATGCTGTTTCCAGCCTGCTTGTATAGCGCCATTCTGTATCTTCCAGAACGCTTCTGGACTGCTTTTGCCCTTTCATAGTCCTTGTCTGTATATCCTTGCAGGCGCCAGCACTCCCGTTCTGTTAAATATCTATAACGCCCGTTTCCGCAGTCAATCACCTGTGCTGGTGTTCTGTCCTGTCTGGTCGTGATTGTGTATGCAAAATCTTTTATTACTGTTGCTCTTCTTATGCCTTTTTCTCCAATCACACTGTACACACTCGGTTGCGTCACGTCATACACTGGCGGCACTTCGTCGTTGTTCAGAAGAAATTCTGATATGTCTTTCATTGGCGTTCTGATTAAGTCTGAAAAGTCGAACTTTTCACCATTCAGCACCGATACCGTGAAAACCCTTTCCCGTGCCTGTGGCAATCCAAAGTCCCTTGCGTCTAATATTTGATAATTGCTTGTATATCCCAGCTTTTCCATTTCTGCTATGTATTGTTCAAAGTTCTTCTTGTTGTAGCCGTTTAATACATTTTTCACGTTTTCCCAGATAACATATTTCGGCTTCCATTCGCCCATATTTTGAATAATGTGTATTGTTTCCCACATCAGACTTGACCGGGTGCCGCTTCCTTTGTCTGCCCCTTTTCCTCTGTTTATCCTCCCTGCTTCCGCAGTTGCTTTTCCTTGATGTCCCGCAATGCTCATATCTTGACACGGGCTGCCATGTATCAGAATATCTGGTTTGAGGTTCCAGCCCACCACTGATTGTGTTTTGTACTCTAATTCTTCCGCAAACATTGCATTGTATGACCTTACGGCGTTTTCGTCTATTTCCACATAGTCAATGGCTTTTGTTGGAATGTTCAAATTTCGCAAAGCACATCTGGGGGAACCAATTCCCCCAAATAGTTCTAAAATCTGTACCATGTCTACGCCTCCTGCAACGCTATTACACAATAGCCCTCTTCAAGTGCGCTGCTGGTCGTGTCGTCGTCCATGCAGATAATTTTCATGTCTGCCGTGTTCCCTGTTGCTCTGCCCTCTGCAAACTCAATCAGCTTCACTGTGTCGCCCTCTCTGTAACCGTCATTTTTCAAAATCATGTATGGTCTTGTATGGTCGATTGCAACGGCTTTCATTTTGTCCGGTGATACTCTGATTGTTTTTTCTTTTCTTTCATCAGACGGCAAATGCTGCATTTTCTCTTCCTGCTGCATTTCACGCAGTTTCTTTTGTGTTTCCCGGTCAATAGCTGCCTGCTCTTCGTTGTATCTCTCTTCGTCCGTCTTCTGGGCTTCTCTGCGGTTCTCGTAAGCATTGCAGCTGGTCACGGTTGCTGTCTTGTCGTGGCAGTCCTCATAGTGTGTGCAGCTGTAACAAAGTGACGTTATCTGCTCCGGCTGTGGGTCAACATATTCTGACTGCTGCCCGGTTGCGTCCTCTGTGCCCTCTGTGGCTTCTCCTGCTCCCTCTGTGTCTGCTTCTTCCTGCTGCTGGTCTGTTTCATTGCCTGTGGCACTTTCTGCCGTTCCTGCGGCTTCCTGCTTCTCTTCCATCTGGCTAATGTCCATCTGCCCCGGTATCTGCTGCGACGCTTCCCAGTTCTTCTTTAACTGCTTAATGTCCGATAATGTCAGCACTTCATTTTCCCGGAATACCTCTGCCGCCTGCTTCTGGTAATCTTCCGGCAACCCGGACGCTTCATAAATGACAGATACAACAATTCTGTTTGCCTTAAATTCTGCCATCAGTTCTGGAATGATATTGTTATAGATTGCCTTGTATCTTCCAACCTGCGCCGGGGACGTTTCTATAATCTCTGCCAGTAAATCACGGGTTCTGCCCGGAATGTTCATGCTTTCTTTTAATTCCAGTACCAGTTTTTCTGTTTCCAGTGCTTCTGTCATGCGTTCCCAGTCTGTCTTCTCACGGAAACGGTTTGCCATAATCAGTGCCAGTCTGTCCAGAATTGCGTTTTTCTTCGGCTTAATTAAGATTGGAACTCGTCTGAAACGCTCTTTTCCCTCGTCCACCAGCTGCATGACCGCCAGCCGTCTTCTGTGCCCTGCAATGATACGGCGCTTGCCGTCTTCCTCTTCATCAGTCACCAGAAGTGGTTGCAACACTCCCAGAAGTTCAATAGACTGTTTTAAGTCCTGCACGTCTTCCACGCTGTAAAAATTGCCCTTTGACGGTATAAGGTCGTAAATATCAGCTGTGCTGCTCACGCCCTCTTCGGACGTGACAACCTCTGCGCCTGCTGCTGCCTGCTGCTGTTCTGTTTTCTGCTGCTCCCCAGCTTCCTTTGACCGCTGGTTTAATAACTCTGTCAAGTTGAATTTCTTTGCTGCTCCTGCCATTGTCTTTTCCCTCCTAACGTGTCCGAATTGGTCACATTCTCAACCATTCTTCCACTAACGCTTTATAGTCGGCACTTGCGCCGCAGCGTGGGGAATATAAAATGATTGGTAATCTTTCAAATGTGCTGGGCTTCATTTTTGGTGTCTTTCTGATATGTGTTTCAAACACCGGATATTCAAGCGTCTTCAAGAACTCTTCTCCCTGTGTGTCTGCTTCATTGGTTCTGTCGTACTGTGTGACAAAGCAGCCGCAGAAGCGCAACTGTGGGTTTAAGTCCTCACGGGTGTTGTCAATCTGTTCTTTCAGTTCTGCCAGCCCATCTATTGCAAAATCATCAATGGTTATAGGCACCATGACGTCTTGTGAAGCTACCAGCGCATTTATGGTTGAAATGTTAATGTCTGGGGCGTTGTCAATAATGCAGTAGTCATATTCATTCTGTAAGCCGTCCAGAAACTTTTTGAAGCGTGTCTGTTGCGGTCTTGACTGGTCCAGCATTACTTCAAGGTTGGCTGTAAGCAAATTCATGTTCGCTGTGATAATGTCTAAGCCCTCAAAGTCCGTGTGCTGGATAACCTCTGCCGGGTCAATGCCCCGCTGTGTCATTACCTCTGCCGTGCCCTTATGGTCATAGCTGTGGCGGTTCATAATCTTACTTGCGTTGCCCTGCTTGTCATTGTCAATCAATAAGACTTTGCAGCCTTTGACTGCTGCCAGAATGTGTGCCATATTTACGCTGGAAATGGTCTTTGCCACTCCCCCTTTGAGATTGATAATTGATAATGTTTTCATGTGGTATTCCTCCTTGTATCTGGTATGAATTTATAGTTGCTTCCCAGTAATGCACGGGGCGGGACTTGAACCCGCACCCGGCAGCTTCGGTGGCTGCTGCGCTATCCATTGCGCCACCCGTGCTTGTATGCTTATTGGTACTGCATACATAAAAGCCCTTTTATTGCTGTTGGCATATCGTATGGCACCATGTTTTCTTTGTTGCACTGGTCGAACATTGCGTTAATTCCTGCAAGCTGCCATTCTTTAACGTCGTTCTTTTCATCTCTCAAAAATTCTGCTGCTTCTCTTGCTTCTTTCATGCAGCTTTTCATAACTCTTGCATTGTTCTCTGCTGTGCTTATCATCACCACCAGTTCCCCGGCTTCTTTTGCTTTTTCAAATGCTTCTTTTTCTTTCTCTCCTCTTTCTTCCTCTTTCAGCATTTCGCCCATGAACCAATATGCAAGGTTCTTTGTTCTTTTGATTGCTTTTTCTCTGTTCTCTGTCATGTTCGTTACCTCCGTTTGCTTTACTTCTTTAACTGTCTTTATTATATACTTACGGAAGTATAAAATCTATTGACATTCTGCACAATCTTACGGAAGTATATTTGTATATTTTGTATACTTCCGTAAGTATTTGTTATTATCTGCCACGGCGTTTCAGTTCGTCTGCAAATTCTCTGACCGGAACTTTCACGGTCAACGGTTCATACTTCCCGCAGCCGTCCAGTTCATACAAGAACTGTGTTTCACCTTTTTTCAGATAGTGAAGCGTCGCAATGTCTGTAACCTTATGCAGTGCAACTGCTGCCGTTGTAATCACCGTGCAGCCCTGTGGCAAATAAAGCGCTTCTTTCGTTTCTCCGTCCTTTGTTGCCTTGATTGCTACTGTGTCCCCAATTTCTAACGGACACACCGCTTTGAAAAATTCTGCTTTCATTCCTCTTTGTCCTCCTGTTCGTGCTTCTCTCTGTTCTGTCTTCTTACCTCCCAGCCAACTTCTCTGACCACTACAAAGACCAGATATAAAATACCCAGCCCCACACAGACCGCAAAGAATGTTACCAGTGCTTTTACAACCTCAATCAGAAATGCAATCATTGTTCTTTCCCTCCCTCATTTTCTGTTTTGCCCAGCCAATAGCCCGGCTGCTTGCGTTTATCTGGTGCAGCTGGCGTACTCTGATATTATTTGTCTTTTCTTCTTCCTCTGCCTGCTGCCGTTCCAACTGTCGGCGGTATAGTAATTCTTTTCCGCTGTAATACTTCCGCTTCTTTTTCGCCATCTTTATTCCTCCATCAAAAGAACTTTCTATGGTATCTGCTGCCCTTGCTTGCCTGCTTGCGTCGCTGGCGCTGTTTTCTTCTCTTCTGGTACTGGGCGTCTTCTGCTGCTGCCACCTGCCTTTTGACTTCTTCGTGGTCTATGTTGTCCACCTCTTCTTGCAGGACTTCCAGCACTTCAACTTCACTGTCCTTGAAAGTGAATGTCATACCGGGGTCATACTCTCCGCTTATCCAGTCTTTCTGGAACTTCTCAAAATTATCTCTGTATCTATACGGCGCCTGTGGGTGGTACTGTTCGGCTTCATATATGCCCAGCATAACTTCTTTGTCGTCCTTGTCGTCCCAGTTGTAAAGGTGCCAGCTTTCGTGGTTGTCCCAGTTCCACTTTGACAAATACAACACTATTCCGTCAAAGTAGTTACCCTCACGCACCATGCCTTTCATTTGCTTGCAGGTGAAGCCCTGCCCCTTTAATTCCTCTTTGATTTTCTCATAGTCCCTGCCGCCCGTATGTAATCTTGCTTTTACCACTAACGGCAAATACTGTGGCTGTTTATCTTCTTTTCTTGCCATTGCTTGTCCTTTCCAGTCTGTCTGCAATCCTCAATATGCTTTCCATTGACTTTCTAATGTTTGTGTCTGTGCCCTCTGTGATTTTCAGTACGTCTGCTATGTCCCGCAGTTCTTGTGCCATTTCTTCTGTTTCCCCGGTCACAATGTCGTATTTATTGCGGCAGGCGGTGCAGACCTGCGAACCCTCCGGGATAACTTCACCGCATATCAAGCAGCGGTCAACGCCGTTCATTCTTCCCAGCTTTCGTATTTCTTCACACGCCTTGTCAAGTTCTGCACCTGCTCAACAAGGTTTGCAACCTCATGTGGTGACAATCCGGTTTGTTCATAGTCATACAGCTTCTTTGCGGCTTGATTGACTGTGACGTGCGGTTTCAATATTGCTTTCTGTCCGTTCTGGCTGTATTCTGTCAGTGTCGTTCTTTTTTGCCGTTTCCGTGGCTCCTGCTGCTTAAATGCCCCAGCACGCTTCATGGTGCTGTAATATGGCACCGTCTTTTTTAATGTGTGGTCCATGTAACCCATTACAATTCCACCTTTCTTCCCGTCTGCTCCATAACTCCCAGATAACCTGCTATTGTGTCCATTGCTTCTTCTGCGGACCAGCAAACCGCCGTTTCATATCCCTGCTGCCGCAGCTGTTCCAGCCACCAGTCCTGCTTGTCTGTTGTTTTGTTCTTTCCCCACTTCATTTCAACATAAAGCCCGTGTTTTCCGTTTCTGGCTACTGGCAAGCACAAATCCGGCACGCCTGCTTTTACTCCCTGCCGTTTAAGGTTCGCCGCTTCAAGCTGGTTCCTGCTGCCGCCGTTTGGGATATGGTGCAGCAAGTCCAGTTCTGGGAAGTCCTTTGCGTAGAACGTCGCCCAGTTTATAACTCTTTCCTGCTCTGTGGCTTCACTGCGCTTTCTGTAATATGCTCTACTCATTGTCTTGTCCTCCTGTGGTTTCTTCCCGGCTGTCCACCAGATATATTTTGCCGTCCTGCTCATACAGCATGACTTTTCCTTTCAGCGCCGCCAGTGTCATTTCTGCTTTCATTCCGTCTGATACGCCGTATTTGTTGCCAATCAGAATGTATTTGCAGTTTTCAAGTATCTTCATTCCCGCTGCCATGCCCCGGCTTCTTTCTTCCGGGTTCTGGTCGTCTGTAACTTCCGTCAAGTATAAATGCACCGTGACCGGGACAAAGCCATTGTTTATGGCTGCCCTTGTCAACTTCCGTGCATATTCCTTGTTGCGCTTTGTGTCGCCCCGGTATGGGCTGCACACATACAGTAAATCACTCACCCGCCGTCACCTCCGTTCTTCACTTCTTCAAAGTAAAACTTTACGTTCTCGCATTTTTCTTTTACAATTCCGTACTTTTTCGCCAGTCTGTATATAAAAATCTTGTCCAACCGTTCCGGTAATGTTTCCAACTGTTTTCTGAAACTCTCAACGCTCATGGTTGACTTATAAAAATTACACATTCTGCAAGCTGGCATATAATTTTCAATGCTGTTTATCTCCTGCGCCTGTCCTGCGTTCAATTCCTCTTCATGCAGGTATACTGCTTCTATGTGGTCCACCTGCATTTCCTTGTATGTGATTTTGCAACCGCAATACCCGCAGTGACCGTTCAAGCTGTCATACACCTGCTGCCGTACAGCCTTTGGAATTGTTTTTCTTTTGGCTGCTGCCATACCCGCACCTCTCAATCATCAAATTTCAATTCTTCTGCTGCTTCCGGCGGTTCTTCTTTTCTCTTCCATTCGTCAAGGTCAAGCAACTGCCCGCATTTGCTGCAATAGTTGAAGTCATTTGACACATGGAAGTAATAACCGTCTTCCCGGTCTTTCTTCATGTCCTTGTCGTATGCTGAAAACAAATGCTTTCCGCATACCGGGCAATAATAGCTGTTAAGATACCCCAGTTGTCCCGGCAATGTTGGGTATTCGCTTTTCTGGTGCTTTGGTTTTCTTGCTTTCCTTGCTGCCATGCTTTATCCCTCCGTTGCCGCCTTTATCAATCTTTGCTGTATTGTTTCAAAATCAAGCCGCAAGTCCCGCATATTCCAGTACGTGCCGCAGCCCGTGCATTGTTCGTCCGTGTATGTGTACGGGCAGGCGGTGCAAATGTCCGTTTCTTCCTGCAACGTCTTTGCGACTGCTGCCAGTTGAAAAGCTATGCCCCAGAATTTCTTCAAGTCAATTTCTGAAATGTCCACCGGGACTGCTGCTGCTTTTTCAATCTCTGCGTCTGTTACTTTGTATTTTTCTTTCAACGTGGCGTACATCACCTGCGCCGTCTGCTGTTCACCGCCTATGCCACGTTCTGCCAGTGCTTTTATTTTCACCAACTTTTCAATAATTTTCTGTCTATCTTCCATCAGTCTTCTTCCTCCGGTTCTCCTATCAGTGCCGTTGGCGGTTTTCTCTTGTCCATAAAATTTGAATACCACGCAGCCTTTTTCAACATTCGCTTTTCTTCGTCTGTCCTCTCCGGCGCTTCTACGTCATTTTCTTTATAGCAGCGTGCCGTTTCGTCTGGGTATAGGTCGTTTCCGCACCTAAACGCCACCAAGAACGCTTCCAGTTCTCTTTTCAATTCCTCTTTGTAGAAATTGTAAAGCAGTGTTATTTCTGCCGCTTCAATCTCTGTGCAGTCACAACCACGCTTCTTCCTGCGGCTGTATTTTCCAGTGTATATGTGGTAACTTGCGTCACCCGTCACCTTGTAGAAAATCCAGCGCAGCACCCTTTCTTCCAATTCGTCTGCATATCCGAACCAATGAAGCGTCACTGCGTCCAGCATTATTTCTTCGTCTTCCAGTTCATATCTGGCTTTTAAGTCCTCATACATTCGCATTGCGGTTTCTTTTTCACCGCCCACGCCACGTTCTGCAAGGGCTTTTATTTTCTTTAGCTTTGCAGCTATCTTGTCACGTTGTATCTGGTCCATGTCTTTTACCTCACATACTGCCACGACTGCGGCGCCCGTTTTATTCCCAGTGTTTCAAGCGTCAGTGGCTTTTCATACTCTCTGACCGTGGAAACTTCCCAGCCATACACCTTGTTCCTGCTCCCTGCTGCATAATTGTGAATATCATGTGCAGGAACCTTGCTTTTTCTCTCTGCTTCTTCAAAGTTCTTGATTTCCAGAACTTCCGGGCAGATAAATTCACCAACTATTCCCACGCCGCCCGTGACGTATACCAGCACCCGGAACGGCGCTTTGCATTGTGGCTTTGTCTTCCGCAGTTCCAGAACCTTTTCGCCTGCTGCCATCTTCTTCCACCACTTCTGGTGTAGTGATAATATGACCACTGGCATTTTTTCTGCTTCTTCCATGTTCTTTACCTCTCAAACTCGCTCTTTAGTTCAATTCTGATATACAGAATGTGTTGCAGGTCTTCCACCCGGTATTGTGTGAATTGTTCAACTGGCACCTGCTCCGGCAGGCTGTCTGTTTTCTCCCAGTCCCACATTTGTTCCGTGGCTCTGTATGTTTCCATGCCAAGCCCCATTTTCTTAATGCGTCGCTGCGGGTTCAATGTTCCATGCACTGCGTTTGCGGCATATCCACGGCATACAACCTGTCTGGCTGCGTTATATATCACCACTCTGTCACTGGGCGTCAGTTTGTCCATAATGTCGCCCAGTCTGATTTCATTTTCCATCACCATTCACCCCTCATTCTTCTTTCAATTCTTTCTTTCGCCTGCTGCACTTCTCTTGAATACTCTGTGTCTGTCAATCCTTTGTTCCATACGTGCTGATATGCCCCCGTCACGCCGTAGTTGTAAGCCGTCAACACTTCTGCTTTCGTGTCGAACCTCTCTTGCAATTCTGCCAGATAATCTACACCAACCATGATGTTAAAATAAGGGTTTTCCACATTGTCCACATTCAGTCTGTGCATACGTTCTTCATGCCATTTTGCCAATACCTGCATATATCCTGTTGAACCCTCACTGCTGGTTGCGTCCCATCTGTACCCGCTTTCTGTTTCAATGATTGCCAGTACCAGTGCATAGTCAACGCCGTTCTGCTTGCAAATTATGTATGTGAATTGCTGCATACATTCCGGGAAGTACCCGCCGTGGTCTGCGTAGTCCTCCGGCACTTCATATCTTGTCCAGCCCTCTAATTCCTCACCGGACCAGTCAAGGGACATAAGGTTGAACGGGTACGGCTCCTGCTGCACTGCTTCCGTGGTCGGCGGTGTCGGTTCCGGTTCTTTGGTATCTTCCGGCAGACTGTTTGCAGCTGGCTTGACTGCTGCCCCTACTGTAAACACAATCACAACCACTGCCAGCAGTCCTGCTGCAATGTAATTGCCGTATGCCTTAATTGCCCTTTTTATCCTCTTTCGCCTTAATATGCGGCGCAGCCTTGTTTTTCTTCCTGTTTCCACTTCGTTTTCCTCCTTGTCCTGCCTTTTTTGGCTCTTTTTTCCACATTTTCAAGTAAATATGCCACCCGGTCTGTTCATAAAAGACCGCTTCACATGACACAATGTTGTAATTGCTATATATCTTTCTAAACTCTTCCAGCCCTGCGTCCGGTGATTTTGCCAGCTGTTCCACTTTCCTTTTGCTGTACTTGAAATCATTGCACTTTTCTTCCGGTGCGTTCAGATTTCGGCTGTACTTCCAGTGGTTCTGGTCACGCTGCTGTTTCTCCCCGCCGTCCTCTCTGGTTGTTTCCGGGCGGTCAAGGTTTCTGCTGCTGGAATAGCGTTTCTTGCCCTGCGGGTCCTTGACAATATACTTGCAAAGTCCCTCTATTCCGTTTTCATTCATTTGCAATCGGTCTGCATTTACCCAGCCCAGCTGTTTTATACTGGCTCTGTATTCCGGGTCTTTTGTCTTTTTCCAGTTAATGCGGTCTTTTGTCCACATTAGTTCCACGTCGTCACGGTCAAGCCCACCATTCATAATGATATGGTGGTGTATACGCTTAATGCTTTGACCGTCCTTTGTGTACTTGTATTCTGTTACCAGTATGTATTTGAGTGGTTCAAGCCCCAGTTTCTTTCTGCGGTATGCTATGCGCCGCAGGTAGTTTGTCACAATGTTTTCTGCTTCTTCGACTGTTTCCGGCAGGTTTTCTGCGTCATAGGTGCATGACGTGTGCAGGTCCCCTATGTGAAAGTTGCCATTTCCCAGCTGCACCAGATACCGTTTGGCGTTCTTGTCGTTAAGGTCTTTTTGCTTTGGGGCATTGACTTTTCTTTTCTTACCCCTCTTCCCTCTGGCTGCCTGCTCTGCTGCTTCTGTTCGTGGTATTATGTCCACTTCTCTATAATTGGCACAGTCTGTCTTCTTCTCTCTGATAAACACCACTGCACTTCCTTTTCTGTCTGATACCTTTTTCAGCGTATAAGGGTACACCAGAAGTGCGGTGGTTCTATCCTCCATCAATCCTGTTTATTATCCATACAGCGTATATATAAATTTATATATTTCGTAGGAATGTTAATACCCCATACAAGCCCGTTTAGCAGGGATAAAACCCGCTATTTTCAAGGACTTTTCAGCCCTAAAATGTTTGACTTGTAACCGCCAATATGGTATAATAAACGTGTATTGAATTATTAACATATTGACTTTTGAAAAGCCTTTGATTTTGTGTTTCCGGCACAGCTTCAAAGGCTTTTTGCTTGCCATTTTTACAATGCTCTGTATAACTCTTTGCGGCTCTCACCGCACCAGATTTTCTGCCCATCTTCCGTCTGTACGGTCACTATTCCGTCCCTAAATCTGTACCCGGCAATTATCTTGCCCCGGTGCCATTTGCCGTCAAAATAGATTTCCGCTGGCTGTCCCTCGACGTATGGGAAATTATCTGCGCTCATTCGTCCTGCGCTCCTGCGTGTGCTTCCGCACCCGCTTTCAGTAAATCAGTTGCCAGTTCCCAGCTTTCCAAGAATAAAGCGGAACGGAGCGAAACGCCGCTGTTGACGCAAGAACGGGCGTAGCCCAAGATCAGCGCACCAGCGCCACCGTCGGAAGTGCTGTAGAAACTCGAACCCCGGAAAGGCACGGCTTCTTCAAGTTCGCTGTCTGCCCATATTCCGGCTGTTTCGTTCTTCCAATCGTGCGGTACAATTCCCAGCTTGTACGCAATTTCCGGCACGTCTTCCAACTCTTCCAGCTGCAATTCTGCAATGTGGCAGCCGTCCCAGTCCTTTTCTATCTTTTCTGCGGTTGACATAACCACACCGCCGTCACTGCTGCCGTACAGCTTCAATGGCTTTCCGTTTACCTCTGCAACGGTCCAGTCCGGGGCTTCGTCCTTGTAGCCCTCAACTGCTGCGTCATTGTCCTTTGTGTACTCCACAACACCTTTATGCAGGCGTAAGCCCGTTACAAATTCCCAGAAGTTGCCGCAGATACCGAACACGCCGCCTGCGGTTCCGTCATGTGACCATGTAAGCGGGTCACACCCGGTCAGTGTTCTTCCGGCGCTGTCGTATACAACGCCCTTTTCCTGCGGGTTGTCTTCATTGCTTCCGTGGTTCGTGTTGCCGCCTATCGTGTGCCCCAGTTCTTCTGCTTCATGCAGTAAGTAGGCAAATTCTGTGTTTGTCATAAGGTGCCAGCCCTCACCCTTTCTGGCGCAGGCTGCCGCCGCTTCATCAAGTGTGATTGTGTGGCGTGGCTGCTGGTACGGCAGTGACACTGCAACGTCACCGCCCATACTCTTAATGGTTGTGTTGTGGTACTGTGAAATCAGAATTGCCGGGACAATCTTGTTTCTGATTTTGAACATTTCCGGCACGTCCTCCGGGTTGTACGTCCCCGGCTCCATGTAAAACATGGTCATGTAGTTTGGCAGTCCCAGTCTGTCTTTGACAATGACCGCTTTTTTCTTCACAAATTCTTTCATTTGCGCTTTTCCTCCTTGTATCTGGTATGATTTATCTTGAATAGCTTTTCGCTACTATTCACATTTTGACTATTGAAAAACCTTTGCTTTTCGCCCAGCGCCTATGCTGACCGCTGCTTTTTCTCTTCCGGCTCCGGCTGCTTCACAGTCACGGTGACTTTTACGCCCTCCCGCTGTGAAATAATCATTGCCAAAGTGTCAAAGAAGCGCTGGGCATTGAATGTTCCTTGCACTTCCATTCCTGCCACCTCCTATGCCGTCTGTGGCTGCGGTGTGGTTCTCTGGCGTTCCTGCTGAATACCCAGCATATAGCCCAGAATAAACATTTGATTGTCGCCATTTAACTTCTGGAACTCCTGTGCGGTCTTCTCAATCATTTCTTTTTTCTTGTCTTTCATTTCAACTGCTGCCATGTCTGCTTCCTCCTTTTCTGTGTTGTGGTCCTCTGCTATAATTGGATTGTCAGCCAGTGCAGGGCTGGCAATCCATAGCAAAGGGGGTGTGAATATGTCTTTACATCAATATGAAATTGATTTTTCGCCGCTTTCACTTGATGAAAAAACCGCTTTGATTGACCGTATAAAAAACAACGCTTTTACCGGTCCAGACTTCAAACAAGGTTTTCAGTCCGCTACATTCTGTATTGAAGAAAGTAATATTAAACTTCTGAATGTTCCTGCTGACTGTCCGATTGTTCTTTTGCAGTAGGTGTATATATTGCAAATGTGGTTTTTTTGGCTTCCGCATTGTAGTTAATTTCAATGCGGAAGTTTTTTTCTTTGAGCATTTCACGCATTGTCATTTCTGCCCAGTATTTCAGAAGCACTACTGCTTTTTCAAAACCCTCTGTATTTACCAAGTTGAAGTTTTCCGCTTTCAGTTCTTCGTTTGGAAAAACTGCTGCCTGCGCTCTTCCCAGTATGTCAAAGTACGGCATATCCGGTTCGTGCTTGTCCATCACTGCTGCTACCTCCGTTCTTTTGCTCTTTTCAAGGCAATTTCCGTTTCCCTCTTGCCTTGATACAGTCATTTTATATCTTTACTTTGCCTTTGTCAAGGCATATTTTGAAATTATTTTGTTATTTTGCCTTGACTAATTCATTTTGTAGATTTATACTGAAATCACAAATTCACAGAAAGGTGGTATCTATTCAATGGAAATCCACGAACGCATAAAGGAATTAAGAAAGAAGCACTTGAAAATGTCCCAGACTGCTTTCGGTGAGCGTCTGGGCGTCAGCCGTTCTGTTATCAATAATATTGAATTGAACGTGCTTGCCAGACCGGACCAGAAATTGTCATTATATAAATTGATATGTAGTGAATTTAATATCAGTGAAGAATGGCTGCTGAATGGCACTGGTGATATGTACGCTGACGACAAGACGGAATATGACACGTTGATTGACCGGGTAATGACCGGGCAGAATGAATTTGCAAAGAACATTTTCAAGACGTTTGCGCTTTTTGATGAAGCAGACTGGGAAGCGCTGCGGCGTATGATTGATAAATACATAGACGTTGCAGACGCAGAAGACGTGCCGGAAGAAAAGCCGTTGTATGACGACGTACCGGACACACCGGAAGAGTTAGAAAAGCAATGCCCGCCAGTTGATAACGGCGGCAATAGTGACGTTGGGTATCCCCCTTTAGGGGACGCCCAGCGGTCCCGCTTTATTTTTTAATAATTAGTTGTGTCGTTCCTGTGAAGTTAAGATTGATATACATTGTGTTGTTGCTGCTGTAATAAATAGCAAATATATTATGGTTGCTATGATATATGTATTTCTTTTTCATTATCTCCCACGACCTTTCTTTTATCGGAAAAGCTGGGCGCTTTTCAATTATAAAGGTCTGGCAGGTTCACAACTACTGTTAAAAATTGGCAATAAAAACACCCGCAGTGCTGGGAACACTCCGGGTGCGGTGCAAAGATATATCATACCAGATACAACATACCGTCTGCACTTACTATATTATCACGGCATGACGGGAAATTAAAGGAAATTGACAAGAATTGTGGTGATATTATGAGAAACAAGGAAATTGCCCCGGCGCTTGTCCGGGTTGCCTTATATATAAGGGTTTCCGGTGAAGAACAAAAAATAAAAGGCTTGTCGCTGGAAGCCCAGCAAGAACGGCTGGAAGCATACGCAAGGGAACGTGGCTGGGTCATTGTTGGAATTTATATTGACGCCGCAAAGACCGCCAGAAAAAACATTCACAAAAGAACTGAATTTCAACGCATGATGGACAGCGTGAAGCGTGATGAAGTAGACATTTTGCTTTTCGCCCGCCTTGACCGCTGGTTTCGTTCCGTTGCTGATTATTATAAAGTCATGGAAATATTGCAGGCGCACAACTGCGACTGGAAGACCACTGATGAAGAGTACGACACGACAACCGCAAACGGGCGTCTGTATATCAATGTGAAGCTGTCCATTGCGCAGAATGAAGCTGACATAGACGGTGAAAGAATAGACGTGGTGTTTGACAGCAAGATTGCACACGGCACCGTTGTTTCCGGTTCTGCTCCGTTCGGCTTCCGTGTGAATGAAGAAAAGCGGCTGGAAGTCGTACCGGAAGACGCAGCCATTGTGCAAGACGCTTTTAATTATTTTGAAAACACAGTTTCCCAGCGGGCTACTGTCCGTTATGTCCGGGAAACATACGGCGTGAACTGGTGTGACGCCACGTTTCGGCGTATGTTGAAAGAAAAGCTGTACACTGGCGTGTATGACCGGGGCGGCAGATATAATGACCAGTTCTGCCCGGCAATCATAGACAGACAGCAGTTTGACCGTGTGCAAGCGCTTCTGACACGCAATGTGCGTTCTGCTCCATCTGGCAAGGTTTATATTTTCACTTCCATTCTGACTTGTGCTGAATGTGGGCACAAACTTGTTGGCTACAAATCCAGTGATTATTTTTATTACCGCTGCAACCAGCATTTCCAGCGTGGGCGCTGCTCTCATAATCATTCAGCCCGTGAAGACGTCGTGGAACAATGGTTGTTTGAACACTTAGGGGAAGAACTGGACCGCTGCCAGCTTGAATGGGACGTGGAAGCAGCCAAAAAGAAAGCGTCCGTTGCCCGGACTGACAAAGCCGCACTGAAACGGAAGCTGACTAAATTAAAAGAACTATATGTGAATGACCTTATCGACATTGAAGACTATAAAAAGGACTATCAAATATATGTTTCTGCACTGAACCAGATACCGGAACCAGCGCAGGAAGCACCGCCAGACTTTGCAGCTGTGCGCAGGCTTCTTGATAATAGCTTTAGAACCATTTATGATACTTTGACCCGTGAAGAAAAACGCACACTTTGGCGTTCGGTCATTAAAGAAATAAGAATTGACAATGACCAGAATATCACGGGTGTTGTTTTTGGGTAGTGTTGTACTAATTGAACACTACCCGTGGGCTGTGTTAAGTTAGTACAAAATAAAGAACCCCAGCAAGGCTGCTGCCTTCCGGGGTCTTCTCTTACTCTCCCATTGTGTCTGGCACATCTTCTGTGGTCACTTTTCTTTCTCTTGCAATCAACTTCAATGGCAAGAATGGGCAATGTCTGTATGTTTCGTACTTGTCGCCCTCTTTGCACATAAAGCAATTTGACTTTGTGCAGTTTTTGTTTGCGAACTCTGCCGCCGCTTCCTTGTTTATCATTTTATCACCCCTGCATTTTGATTTTTCGTGGGTCAACTGTGTATCTGGTGCCGTTGTATTCTACTGTTAAAAAGTCGCCGTATAGGTTTTGCAGTTTTCCAGTTATTTTCACTTTTGCACCTGCTGGGATTGGTTGCTTGTGCTGCGCAATAGCCGTTTTCCAGTCTTCGTCCGTTATCTCTACTTTTGCAATCCCGGTGTCTGGCGCTTCTGGGTGCTTATTTTGCACTGCTCTCATATAATCTGCCAGCGTATATTCCCCGCTACTGATAAAATACCTGTTTGCCCCGTACCCTTGTACTTCTTCCAGTGTCAGCGCTTTTCTCCCTTTATACATAAAGTTGTATATATTAGCAATCCCATTTTCCGTCTTCCTGTCGTTCATTACTTCAAGCCAGCCGTCTTCCTGCTTTGGCGTGTCGTTCCCAACTATCATGCGCCAGCAATTTTCAATCACCTTGTTTCTGGTTTCCAGATAGTTTTCTGCTATTCTCTCCCCTTTCTGCTGTGTCTTCCTTGTGTAGTGGTGGCAATGGTGGCACGGTGCTTCTGCGTCATTATAATATAAGCACTTTTCGTCTGTATAATATATACATTCCGAACCGTCCCAGCCATGCAGAAAGCCCTCTTCAAACTCCTGTTCTTTTACTCTTTCTGCCACGTTAATTCCTCCCCGGTGTCCCGCTGGTACTTCTCTTTTACTGCTTCCACAACATAGTTATTCTGTGATGAATAGCCCTGTTCTTTTGCAATCTCTTTTATGCGGGCTTTCATGCCCTTTG